AGTCTGCCAGCCTTCCCCATAATGCTGGCATACCATTCCACGCCGCCCTCCAGTATAGGCGTAGCATCGTATACATTACTGCCATGCTGTATCAGCAGTTTGATCTCCATCCCCCTTCTCCCCTTTCTTTTATAGCTTTAGCACCTGCCCGGGATAAATCTTATTCGGGTCACTGATGCCATTCTTCTTCGCGATCTCCTTATACTTCGTTCCGTCACCCAGTTGTTTTTTTGCAATATTCCAAAGGCAATCCCCCTTCTTCACTGTATAGGTGGCGGCAGGCGTTTTTGCCTGCCGTTCCTGTCCCTGCTCCACCAGCACATTGCCGCTGTCCTGCTTTTTGATATTGTAACGGATGCTTTTCGCAGCCTTCCACTCCTTCCAGTGCATCTCCACCCAGAAGTCCCCCTGTTCGCCGCCTTTTTCCGTTACCGTATAATCCTCCAGCAAAACCTCCATGTTTCCGCTGAAGATCTGCTTCCCGTCCGCCATCCTTCTGAACAGGATCAGCTGCACAGGCTTTGCCGCCGTCTTGCATTCTCTGAAAAAATTCAGGTAATATTCAGGCTCATGGAACCCTCCTTCCGTCTGCACAAAGGGATATCTTTTTCCCGGCAAAAGCAGTGTAAATCGAATTTCCTGCAGTCCCGTTTTCTTCGCCAGATTCATCTCCCCGAAATTCAGGATATAAACCACCTTGTTTCTGTTCCCTGTTTTCATCTCTATTTCCGCAGGAGTCACAGGCAGAAGCACCTGCTTCCCATCCTGCTTCAGATATAGTCGATACATCCGCCTTCACCTCCGTTGATCTCCTCCACAGCCCTTCTCAGCCGGTCATATTCTCCTGCCAGAAGCAGTTTCCCCAGAAGCCGTTCTGCCCCTGCCACACCATAACTGTCCTGCAGTGCGGCATCTCTCAAATCAGGAAAAACCACACTTTCCGCCAGCACCATGCTTTCATACCGTCTTTCATCCTCGCTGCTTCTCTTCCAGATCTCCTCATTTTCTCTCTGACTCATGGGGCGGATGCGAAACAGCATCTGTCCCCCATCCGCCGTCAGCCTTTCCGTCAGAAGGACTTCTCTTTCGCCCCTGTCCTTCCTGTTTTCCCTGTAAAAACATTCCTGTCCCATAAAACCCTCCCTGCAATTCAAAATTTAGACTTCATTAAACTGATCCAGCAGTTCCACACCGCCAAAAGTGAACTTCATTTCCTCATCCATCGCTGCTTCGTCCACATCCAGTTTCCCGATCAGCATTTCTTCAATGTTCACATCTTTCAGAAGCACCGTCTGTCTGCCGCTATCCCCCGTAGGGTCTTCGTTTGTCAGCATCAGCTCAAAGTAAGTGTCCACACCGTTTTTCATGTAGTCCACCATCACTTTTCTAAACAGACTGCTCACATAATACACCGTCATAGTCCCTGTACCTTCCCAGCCGCCGCTTTTCTGCTGCTTTGCCGTCAGCCCCAGGATAGGGATGGCCGTTCTTACCTTTTTTACTTTTGCCTGTACATTTTTTACCTGCATCAGTTCATATCTTTTTCCGTCAATGATGGCAAAGCAGGTGCCCAGCGCACCATTCACGGTGTCCTTCGCTCTCAGATAACCCATGTCGCACCTCCTTACACAACTTCCACTTTCATATACAGTTTTTCCATGGCATCCACAGGCTGTACGCTTTCATAAACCACCACATCCTGTTTTTCTTTGCCTTTTTCCACTGTAATATCATCCGCTGTCATGGTTTCAATAGCCTCAATTTTCATCAGCTCTTCATGGTATGCCAGGATCTCTGCCTTCAGCAGGTTTCTACCATTGGCATTGTTGCTCTGTTTCCCCAGATAGAACTTACTGAAGATATTTGCCACATCATTGGCAATGCTGTCCAGCACACGAACCACTCTGTTGCTGGAAAAATCACTGTTTTTCGCCGCTGTAAAGGAAACAAAACTGTTGATATCCCGCAGCACCCGAACTTCGCCGCCTTCTTCGTAAAACAGGAACTGCCCGTTTTCAATGCCTTTGATATACTCGCTTTTCTTCATCTTTGCATCCACGGCATATTCCCCGTCATAGACCACATTGGTCAGGCTTTCATTCACTTCGGCCCCTGCCGTTGCCCCTGCTGTCCAGTAAACCATCTCCTTCGCAGTCCCTACAGAGATCACGCCTTCGTGGTCTGCCGCCCCATGGTCATACAGCACTGTCACAAACTTCACGCCTTCTTCTTCCCGCATCCGCTTTGTAAAGTTCACAAACAGTTTTTTCGTTGTTTCGTCTTCGCCGTTATAAGCCAGAACATTAAAATCTTCTTTTTCCGCCGCCTCCAGAAACTCTGTATAGCCGCTGCCTGTTGCCTCTGCCGTTGCGCCCCCCGTCAGGTAAACGCCTGCCGCCTCTGTCAGTTTTCCTTCGCCGCTGAAGGTCACATAGTCATTGTCCGCCAGTTCTTCTGCATTTGCCGCCGTCTGGCTGTCCACCAGTTCTGTGTCCAGGTAGGTTTCCACATCAAAATAACCTTCCTCATCCACATTTTCCACCACAGCAATACAGATATCGTTCCCTCTTTCGCCGGCATATTTCGCTGTTACCGTCATGCTGCCCACAGATGCCGCCGCTTTTTCGCCGCCGTTCAGTCTGTAAACCAGCACCTTCTTCCCATGCAGGAACACTTCTCTCATGTCCTTCATTTTCTCATGCAGATAGTCATACCCAAACAGTTTTCTGCTGTCTGTTCTAAAATCTGCTGCTTCCACCGTCATCATGCCTTCTCTGCCCCAGTCCAGTTCCATCCCGACGCAAACCACGCCTCTTTCGCCCAGACTGCCCATGGCTCTTGGTCTGGAAACAAAGTTGATATATGCTCCGGGCAACACCTTGTTCTGCACCAGATATGTACCGCCACCTAATGCCATCTCAATTCCCCCTTCTTTCTTTCAGATATGCCTGAATCTCTTTTTCCGCCTCTTCCTTCGTATATTCCCTGTTCTCCAGCACCGCCTTTACAAGATCACGGGAATATCCAAAAGTCTTGCTTTTACTCAGCTGTTCCCTGCTGAATCTCTTCATAGCCGACCGCTTCCTTTCCGTTATATTCCAGCCGTCCCATCGGTTCCGCCTCATCTTCCGTGAAAATGATTTGATATTCATATTCCACCGTGAACTTCACGCCATCCGCTGTCTTTTCATGCTTCATGCCGCTGGCGGCAAATTTCTCATCTTCCCCGATGATCAGCAGTGCCTCATACAGTTCATCCGCTGCCGCAGCACTTTCTGCCGCCATCATTTTTTCCTCGCCACAGAAATACCGCACCTCGAAAGTTGCCTTTCGTAACGCCCGCATACCCAGCAGCCGCTTCTGTTCTACGCCTGTCACTTCCGCCGTAAAACAGGGGATCTTCGCCCCCTGCGGCACCATCTGCCCATATACAGGCAGCCCTGTTTTTTCCGAAACCGCCCGAATGACCGCCTTTCTGATCTCCTCTGTCATGCCGCATCTCTCCTTCTCAGCCCTACCGCCTTATGGGTCAGAAACACCTGACTTTCGCCTGCCGCAACATACTGCCGTTCTTCTCCGTTTTCCTTCCGTACCCGAACCGCACTCCCTGCCGGGATCTCCTTCTCCGCAGGATAGATCAGCATGACCGCCTTTTCGATCTGCGCCAGAAGTCCGTTTTCTCCACAGACTGCCGTCTTTTCAGTCAGGCGGCAGGGGAAGGAGTCGCCTTCCCCCTTTTCCTGCAGCGTTTCGCCCCAGTCCGTCTTTTCTTCCGTAAAAATTTCCACATAACAGGTATCCCAGAAGAGTTTTTCCACGGCCTTTTTCGCCTTTGCAAATTCCTGTTTCATGCCGTGCCTCCTTTACCAGTCCATCCGTCTGTATCTGTCCAGTTCCGCCCGAAAACATCCAAGCAGCTCTGCCTCACTGTCTGTGCCTTCCGCAAAGGTCACGGAAACATCTCCTTCCCGGATGCTTTTCGCCTGCCGGGATGCCTCTGCCGTGCCGCTGTCCAGCATCTTCCCCGCCATCGTAACAGCCACCCCCAGCAGTGCTTCAGGCACTTCTTTGATACTGCAGTAAGCCCTGATCATCTCCAGACTGCGTTCCGCCGCAAATTCCATGGCGGCAAGGCTATCCCTTTCGCTTTCCCGCAGTTCCTGCAGTTTCAGCAGGATCTTCTCCTTCATCCTTCCGCCGCCTTTCCTTATGCGCCTACGCTGACCATTACACCGTCCATGCCGTTGTCCATGATCCACAGGTCATGATATTTTCTGTAATCGATCTTCCACGCATTGGCATTCTGGTTTGTCATAGGGTCAAAAATTCTTGTCACATCTGTTTTGGAAATGGCCACAGGCGCTTTTTTAACCATTACGATCCAGTTGATATCCTTCGCACCTTCCGCTGCCGCAAAGCCGCCTT